AAATTTTATATAATCTTTTCTATCCATTCGTTTTCTCCTTTATCTTTTCTAATGCTAATTGAATTACATCTTGTAACTCCCACGAATAAGGTTTTGAATCTTTTGATTCGTCTAGTGGTATATTTACTTTACCATTCTGTTCAAACTTATTCAAGATAAAATCTGTTAGTAGCATAGCCATATCTAAATTATTTCTACTCATATTTTATATCTCCCTTCTTTTATATCATACCATTCATAACCTTCTTCTGGTGTTATACCTAACCTCCTGCACTCTTGTTCTATATCAGTAGTGATAGCTGATTCACTTCTTAATGTTTCTCTACTGATACTCATAGTGTATTCATATTCCTCTATTAATCTTTTTAATTTATTTCTATCTGTCATTTAGTCTGCTCCTTCCATCCAAAAGTCTTTGTTCTTTTCTGTAAAATGTTCTGCTTTCATTCTTGCATTATCATCTATTTGTTTTACTTTGTCAAGTAGTAATTTTAATAATGCCATATTGTCAACCTTTACAAACTCTTCAGTCCATTTAGAAGTTATATTTTTTACAAGATAGTTTTTTATAAAAGCTATAACTTCTACTAAAGATTCTTTTGAGATGTTATCCTCTACCATTTCTTCAAACATCTGTTCTGCTCTTTGTTCATTGTATATATTACTCATCACTTCTCCTTTTTTATTTTGTTAGCACTTATAGGTGGAGAGTAAAGGACTTCAACCTTTCTTTAGGAAGTTACAGTTCCTACCTAGACACCTTAGCTGTAACTCTAAGGGCTTATCTTTTATTACTCTAGGAACGAGCCAAGCATATACCACTCTGGGGATATTACTCCTTATCCATACTAAGTATATACGCACAAGGGACTACTCTCCATATATAAATGCTACTCTGTAGCATCTTTCTGCATTTTGTTGAATGCTCTTACGAAATGTACGAAGTCCATATCTCCAACTTTAACTCCTTTTCTTTCCTTTTTAAAGACTTCCTTAACATCTTTAGGAACGTCTTTATTGTGAGCAACTTCTACAAATTTTACCATATCTTTTACTTTCATTTTTTTTCCTTTCATTTATATTTAATTTAAATAAACTATACATTAACTAATTATAATTACAATCTATATCTACTATAGGTTTTTCCTATTAGCCCATCTTCTATAACCTGCAGTCATACTAGAAACATCATTGTTCTTATATATTTCTGGATACTGTCTGTTGTGTAAGAAACATTTGCCACAATAGATTATAGTATCATTTTCTTTTACTGCTAGGTTGTTAGTCGTACCACATAAAGAACAAGTTTTCATTTGTTTATTACCTCCAAGGAATTAATTTCATCATTGTTAGACCTGCTACACATATCACACCACCTAACCACATCATAAAAAACCATAGCATAACTCTGAATGTTCCTTCAATATTACTTAAAAAATATTCTTTATCTGTTAATGCTTTTATTAAATGGTCAAAGTATAGCAGTAAGTTATCAAAAGTATCTATCATCATAGCTGATAAAAAAAACATTACTCCCATAGTAAAAACAATAAATCCTAGTTTAGTCATAGTTCTATTCTCCTTTTGTTGTGTGGTGCTATTAAAAATTAATTCAATAGCACCAATTATTTTATTTAAAAAAGTAATTTGTTTCCATATCTAAATTTAATTCTTTTAATTCATCTTTTGCAATCTTACTCCAATCTTTAGAAACAAATCTACCATTAATATTATTTCTGTTAACATTTTGATATTGTGTTCTATACTTTTTATTAGTTATAGGATTGCCATATCTATTAAGTTTCATATATTCTCCCTTGTTTATTTTTTATATAAAATATTTTTTACATTATACTTATTAGAAAGCTCTTGAGCTTTTTCTATAGCTTGTTTAATATTTAATTTACTATATGCTATTGTTGTCATTCCTATTAGTTCTCCTAAGTCTTCTAAGTATTCTACTGAATAAGAATTTTTATTATTTTTTCTAATTGTTATAGAAACTATTTCATTCATCATATTTATAAACTCCATTTAATAATTAATAAAAACTTAATTAACTATACTATAGAATTTTTTCAACCTGTCAAGCTTTAAATTAAAATATTTTTTATGTGTTGCATTTATGTCACACTATATCGTGTCAATCTATAATGCTTATAGGATTTTCCTATAGTGATAAATATGTCACACCTGTTGCATAAATGTCACAGTCAAAAGTTTGACACATAAAAAAAAGAGAGTGCCATTATTTTGACACTCTCTATTAAAGGAGTTTACTATAAAATGAAAAATAATAATATAAAATATAAATATCTTTATAAGTTTTTTATATTATATAAATATCTTTATAAGTATTTTATATTTATATATTATTAATATACAATATACATTAATATATTATTATTACAATCTATAAATATTATTAGTTTTTCCTATAGTTTATTTAAATGCTTACTGATTAACTTAATTTTATTTTATGTTAGATAGTACCATAATTTTATTTAATGGCACTCTATGAGCTTTAAAACGCTTTTTAATTGTATAGTAAATATAAAAAAACCTAGCATTAAATAAATAATACTAGGTTTTTATTGGGAGTTTATGAAATTAATTAATTAACTAACATAAAATTATTATCTTTAGAGCTTGGTAAAAATCCTTTAGCTTTTAAATATAATGTACTATTGTTAGGTTTTAAAAAAGTTAAGTCATTGTCATCACCATTAACCATTTTACTATATAAAAAACCTTGTTTAACATATTTAGCAATAACTTTTTCGTGTATCACTACAGCAATACGCATTTTTTTAGACAATGCAATGTCAACATATTTTTTATATTTACTTTCATTACTGTATGAGAAAGTTAAATCTATAAATCCTTTAGTGTCTCTTAATGGTTTTTTCGTATAGTCATAGTATTTAATATTATGTTGTATAGTATAATATTTTATATAATTAAATATGTTAGGGTCTTTCTCCCATTCAATATCACTAGTTCCATTTAATCTTATACAAGGTTTTAAATTCTTTTTCTTAGCTATTCTTAAAAGCTTTTCAGTATCTTTTTTTAATAGTTTTAAATATTCGTTAGGATATTGTATTTTAAATAATGCTTTTACTAATCTAAATATATTTATATTTTGAAATACAATAGCATTGCCAGTATGTACAATACAAGTTTTAAAACAATTCGCAATTTTTGCGTGACTACAAAATTGCTTTAAATTATATAAGTATTGTATACCAGTAATATATCCATTTTTAGAGTTTTTACTTGTCTTTAAATCTTTTTCAATAGATAAAATAGAACTAGGGAATTTACAGAAAGCATTATATATTTTTTTATCTGTAAATATTTTATGTTTAATTCTAGTAGCAATTTCTTTTGCTGTTTCTTTTTTACTATCAAATAGTAAATGCTCTAAATTATCTAAATTGTATATTATTTTTGTTTTATCAAATTCCATTTTATATTATCCTTTTATAGTTAATTAAATTTAAATTATAATAGCTATCAATTAAAAAATCAATAGCTATTATATTTTTTTTATTAATCATTATTTTGAATATTTTTTTTCAAGCTTTTTAAAACTTCTCATATTCTCACAAATAAAAACTATTTCTTTTGCGTGTCTTTCTAAAAAATCTATATTAACGTCACAATTTAATATATTATCATTATTATGTTTTATAGAGTCATCTAAAACAATGTTAAAAGCTTTTATACACTCTTTTAATTGTATATCTATTTTTTCTTTTAAATTCATTTTATTTTATCCTTTTGTTAAATTAAAATTATATAGTATCAATTATAAAAATATTATCAATACTTTTATTATTATTGATATTGTCTTTTATATTATTAATAAAAATATTATTCTCTACTATTTCTATTTCTCTTTTTTCATCATCAATTGTAGAAGTGTTATTGATTTTATTAATAAAGTTTTTATTATTTACTTTCATTTTATTTTATCCTTTTGTTAAGTTAATAATAATTAACTAATAACAAATATAAGTTATTATGTAAACCTATATTTGTTATTAGTTTTTCCTATAATACTATTGATTTAAATTTATTAAATTATCAATATATTTATAGATTTCTTTTTTATCTTTTTTATTTAATATTACTTTATCATCAAGTAAAATATTAAAAGATACGTTTAATAAAAATTTAATATCATTTTTATTTAGTCTTTTTTGGCTTGTCTTAACTTGTCTTATTAGTTTATTTTTATAGTTTGTTTTTTTCATAATATACTCTGTTAAATTAATAAATAGTTCTTCATATTTATATAGACGCTATAAAAATAAAAAAGTTCCCATTTTTTTAAAATAAAAAAAAGGCTACTAAAATTAATTAATAGCCTTTTAAATATATGTAGTTTATTTTATTCTTTTGGCACTAATATATTTTCACTTATTAACCTAAAGAAAAATTGCTTATAGACACTTTCTCTATTGCCAGTCATTTTATATTCTTTTTTAATTATTGAATATGCACTTGGCACTTTATTTGTTAATCTTCTACCAGTATCAATTTCAGTTCTTAAAGCATTTAATAAAAAAACTTTTCTAAACGCTAATGTTTTTTCTTTACCTGTTATACAAATACTCATTTTATAATATCCTTTTGTTAAATTAATAATGTAAACATTATTACATTAAAAAATAATCATTGTCAATAAAAAAATAATAAAAAAGTATAATTAATTTTTCATACTGTATAATTACAAGTATTATTTATTGTTTAAACTGTATAATTAAAAGTATGTCTTTTATAATCATTTAAACTATTTTTAGAAACTTTTGCAATTATAAAGACAAGGCTAATCATTACAATTATAAAGACAGCAACAGTCAATAAATTGACACGTCAAAAAATTGACTAAGGTATCATTTAGACTTGTCAAAAAAATGACATGTCAAAATTTTGACAGGCTACACAAAAAATTTTTGCGTGTGTGTATATATATATACCCCACCCCCATATATGCACCAAAATAACAGGTTAAATAATAAAAATATAAAAAAATACTTGACAAACGTGGGGGAGTTATGTATAATTATATATAGTTAATAAAAATAAATGTACTTTGTTTATCTTTTATTTGTTTTTATTATTATTTTCATATCATAATATACAATAGGTTTAAATATATTGGAAACTATACAGACTATAGATACTATAAGTCCCTATATTCACTTAGATACTTTGTTACAAACAAAAATAAAACAAGAATCTAAAGAAAACTTTGTCACTTTTGTTAGAACATTAGCTCCAACCCTTGTTTCTGATTGGAAAATGGGTCGCCACATAGAGTTAATTAGCCATAAACTACAACAATTAGAGTCTGGAGAGATAAAAAGGCTTATGGTCTTTCTACCTCCACGTAGTTCTAAGTCTGTAATCTGTTCCAAACTGTTTCCTGCATGGTATATTGGTAGAAATCCAGAACATGAAATACTAACTGTTTCCCATAGTGACCAATTATCTAGTGATTTTGGTAGAAGTGTAAGAGATATTGTAAATGATGAACGATTTCAAGACATATTCAAAGGTGTTTCTCTAAGAAGTGACGTAAGAGCTGCAGGAAAATGGAAGACAAACCAAAATGGCACGTACTATGCAGCAGGTGTTAGGTCACAGATAGCAGGTCGAGGAGCTCACATAGCGATATTAGATGATGTAATGTCTGAAGAGGACTCATTCTCTGCAGCAGGGAGAAGATATGTAAAAGAATGGTACCCATCAGGACTACGAACACGTATTATGCCCAATGGTTCCATCTTAATTATTAATACCAGGTACCATTATGACGATTTATGTGGATGGTTACTAAAACAAGAAGAAAACGTAGGCGATTATGCTGTAACTCCCTGGCATGTAGTGCGAATACCTGCATGGTTAGACGAGGAGTCAGCTTCGTTACTGCAGTTGCCTGTAGGTTCAAGCTATTTTCCAGAGTGGAAACCTGATGATGTTCTCAAGGTAGACGAAGCAGAGATAAAAGCATCCAATGGTTCTCGATATTGGAACGCACTTTACATGCAGGACCCAACTCCTGATGAGGGAGGTATTATAAAAAAGAAATGGATACAGTATTGGGAAGATGAAGAACCACCATCTTGTGATTTTATAATACAAACATATGATACTGCGTTCTCCACATCAAGAACTGCAGACTATAGTGTAATACAAACCTGGGGAATCTTTCATACCTATGAAGAAACAGAAGATGGATACGAACAATATGTAGCTCAACTAATATTATTAGGAAACATTAAAGGTAGATTTGAATATCCAGAGTTAAGACGTATAGCACAACAGTTATATGATGAACATAGACCTGATGTTTGTATGATAGAAAAGAAAGCATCTGGTCAATCACTCATACAAGATATGCGAAGAGCAGATAAA